TAAACATACCGCCAAGTCGTTCGCCCCATGCCTTCAAGCTATGTGATCCCCATAGTTCTTTAGGGAACTTGCTTCGCTTCATGTCGGCTGTACGAACGTCCGAATGTACGGCACGACAAGTAACCATCGTGTCAAGTATCCGACAGTTAGGCGACCAGTTGTACAGCTTTTGTAGGGCGGGTATGTCGAAGCCTAATACGTTGTGACCTACGATTGTATCCGCTTGGTTAAGCATGAGAAGACCCTGCGGGATACCGTCACCGTGAAAAGTAATCATCTGATCCTTGACAGGGTTGAAGACGCTCATGCAGTGAACTGTCTCTAGGTCTTCGAGTAAGGTGAAGTCTTCAAGCCCGTTAGTCTCGATGTCGAAGTACAGTGTTTGGAATGCTTTCTTATTCATAGTAGTTTAGAACGGAGCATTCGCATCCATCGTTTGATTGTTATCGTTGTCAGTTGCAAACATCTGCGTATCAGTTTCATTTAATCTTCCTGTTTTCTGGTCGAAGAAGAGCGTAGTAGCCAGTCCAGTTTCTCCACTGAATCGGTTCTTTAATACTCTTATTCGAGTTTGGTTGGCGTCGGACTCGGACTGTTGATTGCGTTCCAACCCGATGACCATGTCCGACAGTTGTGGTATGGCATGAGATCCGCGAAGGTGAGCTAGACTTGTTACCGCTCCTTCTTCGTGACCCGCACCTTGTGGTCGTTTCAAATGACTGACCAACACCATCCCGCACTGAGTCTCTTCAACGAGCGAGCGTAGCCGTGTCATTGTGTTATCGATCAAGCGTCGTTCGTCGTCTCCGTCAAACCCGCTTACTACTATCGACAGGTGATCAAGGAATATCCACTTGCAGTCCAGTCCTTTGCATAGGTATCTGATTCGGTTAAGTAGATTATCACTGTCACAACTGCCGAAGTGATCGTATGTATAGAAGCGTCCGTTCCCTACCGTCTCTTCAAACGCAGGTCGCAACGCTTCATGGTGGACGTCCTTCTCAAGATGCAACGGTTTGTTCTCATGCAACCCGATGATGCCCAAGGCTGTCCGTCTTACACTCTCTTCCAAGGCAATGTACCCGACCGTCTCACCTGCCTGTAACAAGGAGTAAGCAGCTTCACGACAGAACAATGACTTCCCTATTCCACTACCCGCGCATACCGTAACGAGTTCTCCTCGCCTCAAGCCGTGTGTCATGTCGTTCAAGGTTTGATACGGATACGGTTGGGACTCGACGTTGTTTACTTCCGTGATCTTATCCCACAGCTCGTTCGCTCCGATGATGCCGTCAGGTCGGTAGTCCCTAGCTTCAAACGTTGCTTGGCATATCTCCTTCGCACGGTTAGCGACAAGCATATCGTTCGGGTCTTTCAACGGAAGCTCTGCTATCTTAGCCCGTCCTGGAGTCAACAAAGCAGCACATTCAGTCGCGCCCTTTCGTCCGCTGTCGTCCATGTCGAACATGAATACGACTTCATCGTACCGTTCGAGCCAGTCAAGAGCTTGAGCTACGTGGTTCTTCGCACTACCTGCACCGTGAGGTACGGATACGACTGCCCACTTGTTACCGAACGCTTGCGACACGGACAGTGCATCGACCTCGCCTTCGGTTACGATTACCCGACGTCCTCCGTCTCGCCATAGGTGTTGACCGTACAGTCCAATGAGTTCACCTCGCACCTCGAATCGTTTGTCTGCGTATCGGATCTTCTGACCGACAAGCTTACCGTCACGACTGCGGTAGTTGGCAACTTGAGCCTGTTCATTATCGACCATAGCAGAATGGTATCCCCACTTCTTGCACGTCTCTTGCGTCAGGTTTCGACGGGCAATGGCAGTAGGTGCGCCGTTGTTTACAAAAGGTCGGGTGTTCTTGGGTTTGTTAGTTTCATTCGTTATTGGTATTTCCATTCGTTCTTTCTTGTTGGGTTGGGTGTTCTCGCCGCAGCTAAAGCAATGACTAGACCCGTCTACATATGTTGATCGGGCATCGCTCGAACCGCAGGATGGACACGACGTGTGGACTTGCTGGTATTCAGCCATGATTTCGGTATCGTTTTGTCACAGTATTTAATTCCTTTCTTCTCGCACCACATTGCGTAGGAAGTCTTCGACCCCTTGCGTAGTTTGTTCGATGCGTTTTGAAAGCAAAGACGGACGTCGAGTTCGGGATGTTGTTCACGAATTAGCAGGTGTTTAGTCCTGTCTTCTGAAGTCCATAGCCCTTTAGTCTCAACGATGATTCCGTTAGGCAGTATGAAGTCAGGCGTATACGTTGCTAGTTTCATGTACTCAATCTTTGTACTTTCGTACTCGAACTCGACGCCCAACCGCGTTAGATAATGTGCGGTCTTTGCTTCGAATCCAGATCGGTACTTAGAAGTTCGCTGCGCTGGGCGCTTCTTCCTTTTCCGTTTGGTCATTAGCAGGTTGGTTCAATGTATCTTCGAACGTTTCTCCTCCGTGTTGATAACCGCCTTCTTCTGCGGAGAACCCGAACGCCGATGCGTTCTCACTTGCCCCAACCGTTTCTAGTTCGATGATCTGAACGCCGTGCGGTTCAAGAGTCATGCCGAATCCGTGGGCTGCGACGTACCAGAACCTGACCTTGAGTCCGAGCTTGATACGACTACCTGCTCCGATGATCTTGTCGTCAGTTACTGGGTTACCTGCACTGTCGAACCGAGCAACGGTAAGCTTGTACTCGCTACCATCCTTACGTTTTCCTCCGCCTTTGAGCTTGGTCTTAACGACGTAGTTGTTTTCATCGTCAACAGAGAACGGGCTGTTTGCTTGTTTCAGTTTCTTCTTCGCTTGCTTGAGGCATTCTGCTTGGTAAGCTTCCTCGTACAACGGGGTGATCTGCTTCTTCAAGTTGTTCCATTCGTCTTCTTTGAGAATCAACTCGCAACGGTAAATGCCGTAGCCACCTTCGTCGAACTTGGTGTCAGGCGTGTTGAGCCAGCAGTAGCGGGCGGTTCCTATTGGTGTAGTTATGGTTTTCATTGGTCTATGTATTGACATTAATCGCTCCTTTTAAGCGTAGTGTTATGCGAAGAAATAATCAGAACCCAGCACTTCAAGCGGATCGAGCGATCCATAAAGGGGTAGGTCTGGTAATTCCTTCTTGGTTTGTTGTTTGATCTCATCACGGAAACCCGCAAGTAGATCGGTTGTGAAAATTTCAGCGGCTGACTTTCGGATCAACACGCCTAGTCGGTCGCACTTGTTACAATGCGTAGCGAACGAGTCGTGAACCATAGCCAACGATGTGATGTCGTGTTGCTTGGCGTAGTTGGCGGTGCTTTGAGCGACGCTTGCGTCAAGACTGTGTACGAAGTTAGGACTAATACCGTTAGCTTGACGTATCTTATCCAGTTCATTCAAAGGTTCTTGCCACTTGACGAACGAGATCTTCTCGCCGAGTAGCGTACGGATACGCGTAGCTTTAGAGTTCGCGTACTTCTGTTTGATGTGGAAGCCAAGCGGGCTAGTCCATTCGACTGCCTTGCCTTCGTGTCCGAGTATGCGAGCAACGTCCTGCAACCACTTCATCACTGCGTTCGGACGGTCAAGACATTCGTCCATTGCCTTCCACACAAGCTTGGACAACTGACCGATGGCGATCATTGCTTCGTTACCAAACGGATCAAGCTCGTTCTTTAAACACTTATCAGCATACCATTCGGCTACGTATTCCCTGCAACTGTAACGCGTACCGCCGTAGGGCTTGACCATCACGGGTCGCTTGGTCGTCTTCCTGTCTACTCCAAACTTCAACCAAGCTGTTGCGATGTGGTCACCCTTCTTTGCAGCGATCAACAACAGCTCATTGACTCGGTCGGACACGAAAGAATAGAGGTCGGCGGGTTCGTCAGTTTGTATAACGTTTGTAGCTGCCCCGCCGACCTCATCCCTTCCCAACAACGAAAGGATTTGTATGCCGTTGTTCGATGCGTCCATTGCCACGGGTAGTCGGGTCTTGAATCCCCTGCCCCCGCACTCCAACATCGCACCCCATTCGAAACAGAACGCCAAGAACTGCCATGGCTCATCTGCTTCCGTCCACCAATCGTTACCAATCGGATCTTTGCATACTTCAAATATTTCTTGCTTCTTGCTGTGTACCCATGCAACCCGCTCGTCAAAGGTGATCTTGTCGTTACCGAATTGATTGGCTCCGTGTATCGCTAACCATCTAGCTTCGGTGTCAGGTTGCCAGATCGTTTGGGACTCGCTGAATTGTAGCAAAGACTTGGCAAGATCCGTACCTTGAGGCGACAGGAAGTACGGTATCGGATACATACGTCCACGAAAGTCGAGCTGATGCGGATAGTAAAAGTGTTTACCTGCGTACTTCTCAGCCAACCACAACGTCTTGATGATGTGCAGTCGTTGACTACGCATGGACAAGTTCAAGTGGTGGATCGTCCCGCACTTCCGACTAAATTCTTTCTTCAGTTCCTTGTCGTGTTCAGCTTGAGGTGGAAAAGGAGGTAGCTCGTAGTCTGATCGGCGACACATTTCCCCAATTTCGCGATCATTATCCCATGCCCAACGAGCTACCTCCAACACCCTATCGTTTACCATCCACGAAGTAGATTGTACGTGATTGACTGCGTCGATAACGGGCTTCATGTCGTCCGTCTCCAACCCACGCAGGTAATCCATGTCGAACGTCTTAATCAAAGTCAAAGGCGGTAGCCCCGCGTCAGGATCGTAACCCCCATGCCAAGCAGATACCCAATCGCGAGGAGCTTCCACCGTAGGTAACCACAACGGTCGCAAAACTTCTTGGTCTGCGTTGTATCGTTGTATCCAAGCGAACAAGTCGTCGGTTGCGGTGACGTACATGACCGTCTTTTGACGCTCGCCTATGACCTTGAAAGCGATGTAGTGGGTAGTCGTGCGTATAACTTCCAACAGCCACGTACCCATTGCTACCTTGTCCCGTCTACTCCACGTCTTCCATCGCTCCATGTTCCCCTTCTTACCTTCGCCCCGTTCGTGACGCATGAAAGCATCCACCTTGCGTTTGTAGCTACGCTTGCTGTCCTTCTCGACGTCCTTGGCTGCGTAATGAAACACGCTTGGATGTTCAGCCTTGAGCCAACGGTAGTGGAGTTCGTCTTCGATGTATGAAGATATACGAATGGAAGATGAGACGAGTGGACGACGCTCGCAGATCCCATCAAGCGTACACTTTAATGCAAGCATACCAATGGTCTGCGGTTCCATGTCCCAGATCAACGGCAACCAAACAGGTACGGCGTGTGGGTTCTTACGATGATACTCAATACGCTTGGTAATCTCGTCGATTAGATTCGGTAATCCACCACGCATGAGTCGCTGACCGTACGCAGACTCGGACTCCTTGCCACGATCCTGTGCGGACTTCACCTTGTTGCGGTAACGGGCAATGCCCGACTCCACCATTTCTAGGTTAAGCTCTAGCTGATCCATTCGTTTGTTTGATTGTTAGGTTGGTTGCGACACGTACTCGACACCGTGCTACGCCTTTACTCAATGAAGCAACGGATATTATGTCAACTAAATAATTGAATTGATTGAATAAGTTAGGGGTGACCCGCGTGACTAGTCCCGTAATGTTCGAGCTTTTAAGTCCCTTGTGTTTACCAATTTCACCACGCCCGCTAGGGTCTTTAATGAATGAATACAATGACTTAAAGAATACGTACATAATGGGTTGTGTCACGCGAGTCACGGGTTTTATGCCACGTTTGGCACAGGTTTGGCACAAGTTTCAAGCACGTCTCTTGCGTTCTCCAAGTTCTTCGGTGCTACCTTGGCGTACCTAATTGTCGTGCTGATCGAACGGTGTCCGAGGAACTCTTGAACAATCCGTAAATCAACTCCACGCTGTACCAATCGGGACGCACACGTATGCCTCAGGCAGTGCGGTATGAACTCCTTGTCCGTGCCTAGTCCGATCATGTGCTTCATGGTTTTCCAAGCGTGTGAGAAGGAGTCTTGCGTGAACGTAAACAACGGTTCGTTCGTATCCGTTTTATGATTACGTTGCAAGGCGTCCATCGCACGGGTAGTCAGCGGAACAGACCGAGACTTACCGTTCTTGGTGTCCCATAGATAGATGACCCGTTCGTCCGCGTTCACGTCACGACCACATAACTTGAACAGTTCACCCGTACGTAGTCCAGTGTCTACCAAGACCTCACAGAAGTCCGCCATTTCTTCGCGTCCAATCTCTCGAAACTTGTCAAGCATCTTGGCCTCTTCCTGCTCGTTGATCCACCGCATACGACCTTCGGGTTCACGCTTGCGTTCGATCAACGGCATACGACTGATATAACCACGTCGGTACGCGTGTTTAAGCATCTTGCTGACCGCCGCTAATCGTCGGTTAATCGTGCCGTTACTCTTGCCGTCTCGTTCGAGTTGATACACAAGGTCGTCAAGCAAACGCTCATCAACTTCCTTGACTGAACGACTGGCACCCAAGCGTAGGTACACGTCCTTTGCGTTACGCCACAGGCTCAACTCGCTCTTGCATCCCCGCCAATGACGGTTCAACACTTCCTCGGCAAGTTCACGTAAGTTCATGACGATTGCCTTGCTGCTTTGAACTACGTCAAGACTGATGTCCTGACCTGTTCGTACCTTTTCCTTCATCAAGCGTAGCCACTCGTCGGCTTGCTCGTAGGTGTCGAACGAAGGTCGAAGCCTTAGTCCGTTTGGAGGAGTGTAGTTCACTTGGAACCTCTTACCTCGCGGGTTAATTGTTGCCATAAT